TCCGGTTATTAAGGATTTAGTTAAGTTCTCAGTAGAGAATGATGATATCCTAATTAGATTAGCAACAATTGGACAAAGATTCGTTGCTATGGAATATAAGGGAACTAATGATGGAGGATTATTATCCGACAAAGAAAAGGAAGAGTTACTGGGTGAATTGGAGAAGATTTCAAAAGATGTTCAAGCTAAAACTATGGATAAAGTAGATGATATTGAATATGAATTGGAGGAAATCCAAAGGAAACTAGAGCAAACTAAAAAATAATGGCAAACGGAGAACATTTAAATAATGTCGGTTCGTATAATGTTACTACCCCTAGTAATAAACCAAAGGGTAATAATGAAGCATATACCGCTCAAGTTACCGAAGTATTTTTAAAATTTGAAAAAGATGATGATGGTAAGCAAATACTTCCTGGAACAATAAGAGTTGAGGGAGCTGGTACAGGTAGAAGTATAGAAACACTTATCCGACCAATGGATGACCACTTTCATGGGATACCTGTGATAAATGAATTAGTAGAAATTGTTACTAGTTCAGGTATTAAATACTACAGACGATTCAATGTTAATAGTAATATATTTTCCACTACAGATGATGAAACTGAAGCAGGTAAAAACAAAAACGCTGAGCCAGTTAAACCTAGTTCTGATTTAAAAGATTTTAAAACAGATTTCCAACAAACTAATTCCGGTAAAGATACTAAGAAGAAATTAGGGGAATATTTTAAAATAGGTAAGAGTAGAAGACTTAAGTTATATGAGGGAGACCATATACTTCAGAGTAGATTTGGACAATCACTTAGATTTAGTGGGTTTAATAATGATAAGAAAAGTATAAGCCCTACACTTATAATCCGAAATGGAGAATCACCATCTAATGCATCTATTCCAATTGATAAAGAAATTGAGGAGGATATCAATACAGATGGTTCTACTATAGCTATGACAAGTGGAGATTATATATCTAAATTCACACCATCATATATAACTAATAAGAAAGAAGCATTAGAATCATATCCTTCCGAATTAAAGGGGCATCAGATTATAATCACATCCGAAAGATTAATTTTTTCTACTAGAACTGCTGAAACTATATTTTTTTCCAAAGGTAATTATGCTATAATAACCGATGGAGTTTATTCGGTGGATACTAATTTAGGGGTAACAATTGAATCAAAAGGAGATATTGATATATCATCAGTTGGTAAAACAACTACATTTTACATAGGAGATGGTGGGAATATCAACTTAGGAGATAAAAATGTTCAACCTGCTGTATTAGGTACTACATTAGAGAATATTTTAAATGAAATAATAACTGAAATTATAAATCTCCAAGCAGGAGGATTATTAACACCAGCTGGACCTACAAGTGGAATGAATCCTGCAAACTTAAGTGCTTTGCAATCAATCCAACGAAAACTTGTAACTATGAAATCAAAGCGAGTAAACTTAGGATAATATGAGTTGGCAAATATTCAAAAATGAAGTATTGTCTGCAATGGCTAGTGGTCCACCTGATAGTGCGACCGTTGCCAAAGTTATAGCGAATTCATATAATAAAGTTGTTACATCACCTTCTTCAGGTGATTTATTGTTTAAGAACCCAGTTGAGAGGGGTAACGTAGAAGCCTTAGAGAAATGGTTAGAAGTAGTATTTCAGCAACAATCTGTTAGTCCGGTTCAATTACCAATTATAAATCTTTTTGTAACTGGGTTTATTCAATATTGGACGGGTGCAACATTAAAAAAAACAAATATACCATATGTACCTGCTCCTGGTTCAGTTAAGAACTTACAGGTAGTTAGTATAATATGTACTAATCCAGGTGCTCCGGTTTCAATTTCGTATAGTTTAAATGGTATAAGTCAAATTGAACCATTTATTGATAAATTGATTGATGCAGCTAGACAACATTTATTAACCGTAAGTGGTGTGTGTAATACAATGTCTTTATATGGTGCACCTCCTACTCAGACAACGGGTCCAGGTGTAGTACCTTGGAATGGATTTAGTGCTGAACCTCAACAAGTTACCCCTGAAGAAAAAGATGCGTATGTATTTGATACTCCGGTAGAAGTATTAGAAGCAGATGCGGATGACAGTGTGGTAGATGTTAGAGTAGAGGCAAAAGAATTCCACTCAGCAAGACCAAATACCAATGATAATGATTCAAATGGATATAGAGAAAATATACCTGATTCACAAGGTAAACCATTCCAAAAAGAAGATATACTAGAATATTATGGACAAGATGTTGGGTTTGCTAGTCAAAAAACAAACTGGGCATGTTTGGTTACGAGTATATCTAACTTATTGAAGAGATTTAAGATAAAGGATTCAAAGGGACAGGATGTAGTTAATGAATCAACTTTTATCAAATTTAATGGTGGATATCAATATTCAGACTCAAATAGTGCTTATGGAAAGTATATGAATGGTAATAACTTCGATTCTGGTACATTCTTTGCAGATGCTCCTACATTATTAAATGGTAAATTTACTAGAATTAGAAAGAACATAGATACCGCTACTAGTCAAAAAGATGTTTATGATGCATATAAACGAACTTTATCCGCTATTAAGCAGCCTATGATTATTAGAGTAGCTGGGGCAAGTAGAAGAGGTAGAGGCCATTTTGTGGTAATGGTGGGTATAACTAAACAGGGGGAGATTATTGTGAGGGATTGTTCTAATTCTAAAGTAGCCAAAGCAGACAGAACTTATACGGTGGGTAGAATGTTAGCTAGTAAGGAGCAAGAGTCTGGGAATAACTGCGATGTGATGTATTTTACCCCTAACAAAAAATAAAACTAAATATTTATATTAATAATAACAAACAATGTATGGACACGAACAAACTATTTAAAGCAATTCAAATAATCGTTCAGGAGGAAGTAAAAAAAGAAATTTCTCTTATTAAAGAAGAAATAAGAAAAGAGGTGTTAGCGGAGGTTAAAAAATCACAACCGATTAAACAACAATCTTCTCTTAAATCATTAGTAGAGGAAAGTGCTGACCCTTTCGATTTAGCTAACAAAATCTTAAGTAGAGATAGAGCATCTCAACCAGAGGAGAAGATTTACACAAAAAACACAATGTTAAACCAGGTTCTTAATGAAACTGCAATGGCAGGAGTTAGACCTAATTACTCTACGGATGATGGTGGGTGGGGAACTATTACACCTGAAATGATTGGATACGGTGACCCTCAAATGGGATATCAATCAACTAATCAGTATGCAGCTTCTTCTGCTCCAATCAGTACCGGAAACGATATATTGGATAAAGCGATAGCGAGAAGTGCTAAGGTTTTGGCAGCGAGTAAGGATAAAAACAGATAATAGATAATGGCTATAGAGATAGATAAGAAAAATAGGTTAGACCTTGCTGATAAAGATAGGGTGGCAATTGGTATAACTCTACCTATACAGAGAGGTGCAACAGGATTTTTCAATCAATCTTTTCAAACTAAAGACCAGGTTAAATCAAATATAAAAAATCTAATTCTAACTAAAAAAGGAGAGAGATTGATGCAACCTGATTTTGGTACAAATTTATATGAAGTTTTATTCAACCCAAACACAGATGAGTTGGAACAAAGAATACAGAGTAGTATTGAAGATGCAATTGCATTTTGGATGCCGTATATTAATGTAGTTGAAATATTTGTAGACCAGAACAATACAAACATAGATAGTAATATCTTTGCGGTTTCGATGAAATATCAAATAGCAGGGCAACAAACCCTAGAAACAGTAACATTTAATGTTGGATAAGCATGGCATTTAAAATAACAAATAAAAAGATAGGAAGAAATAGTAGGGATATTTCATATCTTTCTAAAGATTTCTCTTCATTTAGAGATAATCTAATAGAGTATGCAAAAACCTATTTCCCTAACACATATAACGATTTTAATGAGACTTCACCTGGTATGATGTTCATTGAGATGGCTTCGTATATCGGAGATGTATTAAGTTATTATACCGATTCCTCATTAAGGGAAGGTTTAATTCAATATGCAGCGGAAGAGAAGAATGTGTTTGCTTTAGCTAATTTATTAGGATATAAACCAAAATCAACTTCACCAGCGGTAACAACACTATCTGTATATCAATTATGTAAAGCAGACTCAGCAGGAGAATTAGATACTCGTTATTTACTTCGTATAAATCAAGGATTAAGTATAGCATCTACATCTAATAATGATATAACATTTAGAACTATAGAACCTTTAGATTTTAATGATGGTAATGATAGAGATATAAGTGTATATAGTATAGACGAAACTACTAAATTACCTGATTATTTTTTGGTTAAGAAAAAAATACAAGCGATATCCGCAACATTAGTTAGTACAACTAGAACCATAGCTGCAACCGAATCATTTCAATCTATAAAATTAGATGATAATAATATAGTTTCAATAGAATCAGTTGTTGATGATAATAATAATAAATGGTACGAAGTTCCTTATTTGGCACAGGAAACAATTTATATTGATTATCCAAATGTAGAGGAAAACGACCCAGATTTATATCAATTCAAAGACACCGTTCCATATCTTTTAAAATTATTAAAGACAAGCAGAAGATTTGTAACTAAGGTTAATGAAGATTTTACTACATCAATTCATTTCGGTGGGGGAGATAGTTCCTTATCAGATGAGTTACTTATCCCTAATGTTAAAAATGTTGGATTAGGATTAAACAATTCTATAGATAGAATGGCGGAATCATACGACCCAACTAATTTCCTTAAAACAAAAACATACGGACAATCTCCTTCAGCAGGAACGATATTAAATATAGATTACTTAGTGGGAGGAGGAGTTTCTTCAAACGTACCACAGGGTGATTTAACTGTTATACAATCTATCGCATTTGATGATGATTTGGTAAATGCTTTAGAATTAGATGAAACTGTTTATAATTACGTTAAGCGTTCAATAGCTGTAGAAAATGAAATACCTGCAAAAGGTGGTAGAGGATTAGAAAACATAGATGAAATAAGAGAAGCTGCATTAGCTACCTTTGCATCTCAAAATAGAGCAGTAACCGCAAAAGATTATCAGGTAAGAGCTTTATCAATGCCATCTAAACTTGGTTCAATTGCTAAGGTATATGCGATAGGTGATAATTCATTAAACGCTAATTCACCTGAAAGCATTTTAAACTCAACAGATAATGTAACTGAGTTCGCCGAAATAGCTAAATCAATTGTACAAACTGCTATATCAAAAGGTAATAAAGTTCCAACTACAGATGAGGTTAAAAAAGAGGTAAGAAAATTTGTACAAAAGAATACTCAAAATGCGGAATTAATAAATCCTTTTGCAATTAACTTATATACACTAGGATATAACGCAGAGGGTAACCTTACGATTCTTAACAAAGCTGTTAAACAAAATTTAAAAACATATATTAACGAATATAGAATGTTAACGGATGGTATTAATATAATAGATGGATTTATTATAAACATCGGTGTTAATTTCGACATAACAGTATATAAAAATTTCAACAATAGAGAGGTGTTATTAAGTTGTATTCAAGAAGTTAAGGATTTCTTTGATGTAACTAATTGGCAATTTAACCAAACTATAAATCTATCTGATATAGAATTGATTATAGCTATGGTTGAGGGAGTAGCATCTGTTCAAAAAGTTGAAATTGTGAATAAGTGTGGCGGTATATATGCGAGAAATAGTTATGATATAAAATCTGCAACAAAGAATAAGATTATCTATCCATCATTAGACCCATCTATCTTTGAAGTTAAGTTTCCTGATAAAGACATTAAAGGAAGAGCAATATAATGATACATTTTTTAACAGCATCAAAAGATGCATCGGTTTACTCTCTTTACCCAAATAAGAATACTGGGTTAGATGAAGTATTAACAATATCTAAACATTATTCTAGATATGCTGAAAGAGATAATGCTAGAACATTCATAAAATTTGATGTAGATAGCATACCATCTTATGTAACCGAATCATCCACCATATTACATCTTACTCTTACTCATCCAGAAGAATTATTGGATGGATTTACTTTATATGGGTATCCCGTAACTGAAAGTTGGGATATGGGTAGAGGAACTTGGCCTGAAGATATAAACACAGATGGTATAACTTGGAATAATCAAAATGGAGTAAATTTTACAATATCCTCATCACAGCAATTTACATATCAAGGTGGTGATTTAAATATGGATATTAAACCAATATATGATTATTGGACAAGTTCGGTTAACTATGGAATTAGATTATCACATACATCATCTGCTGAAAGTTCTTCATTGGATTATGGTGTTCTTAAATTTTATTCAAAGGAAACGAATACTATATTCCAACCAATACTAAAAATAAGCTGGGATGATTCTCAATTTGTAACAGGCTCGCTTACTGCTTTAACTGATTCTCAGATTATAGTAAGAAGTAAAGAATTAAGAAATTCATACAAAGAGGGTAATGTAGTTAATATAAAAATAATAGGTAGAAAATTATATCCTACTAAAACATTTACTAATTCATTTGCTTATGCAGATGTAAACTATATACCCGAAACTTCATATTATGCAGTTAGAGATGAGATAACAAAATTTAATCTAATTGATTTCTCAGAATACACTAAAATAAGTTGTAATTCTGAAGGTAACTATATTAAATTAGATACTTCTAATTTCCCAACTGATAGAGTGTATAAGTTATTATTTAAAGTAGTTAGAGATGGCGTTAGTGAATTTATTGAAGATGATTTAACATTTATAATTAACTAATGGAATTCGAATTAATTAAAAAGGATTTACAAAATAGTGGTTCATTGGCAGCCAGAGATAGACGAGGTGTATCTCATACAGCTGCTATGGATAATGATAAGGAAGGATTTATATATGCACCTACTAAAAAAAGAATATATAATACCGATGAATTAAAGAAAGCTCTTAATATAGATATTACTGAATTGATTCCTGAATCTTCGGCGACGGATTTAGATTTAGTTCCTAGACCATTATATAATGAAGCTACTCAATCGTTAAATGAAGCTTTGCAGATAATAGATGACCAATCTGTGACTATATCAAATTTAGAATCGGATGTATCAGTTTTACTTGCAACATCAGCTGCATTAGATGTTAGATTAGATGGAGAAAGATTATTGAGAGTTACCGCTGAAGCAAATGGTGAGCAATTAAGAAAACAATTTTCATTAGTTAATGATTCACTTCAAACATCATTAGAGCGTTCTGTATTAGAAGGAATTGAAAGAGTATCATTAAAAGCAAGAACAGAGGGACAGGGTTCTACTATTTACTCGCTTCAAAAACAAGTGGATAGTTTAACACAACAATTAAATGGAAAGACTGCACAAATCGCTGCGGGTGCAAAAGCGGGTGGTAATATAACTGCTAGAATAATTGAAAAAACTGATGCGAATGGAACTGATATTGGGTTTGATGTTAAAACGGGTGCATCAACTGGTAAGTGGATTAATGGTCCAACTTTAGAATTATTCAATGCAGGATTGGAGGCAGAGAAGGTTGATATAGCAGTTAAAAATACTGAACCCTGGTTAACACCGGTATCTATAACACTTGCACCACAGGAAAAAAAGACTATCACATTAAGTGGTAATTTTACGGTTATTAACGGATTAGACCCTAGACCTAGAACATTCTTATTCTTCGGAGGAGGCTCTGCTACTAATTACAAAGGAAGTTTAAGTGTTAAATCACCATCGGGTGAAATATCGTTTACCGCAAATATGTATAAACATAGAAGTTAAAAAATATGAGTTTAGATAGATTTAAAAATATCGATGAGGTAATAAATAAAGGAACTTCCTTAACTGAGGAAATTTCGGATATTGATTTAAAATTAATCGATAAGGGATTTATTCCTACACCTTTTGATATAGGTAATAATGATGTATTGGAATTTGTATTATATGACTCAGCTAACAACGCTTTAGAGCAACTAAACTATGGTAATATAAGATATATCGATGCAATTCAAATGAACGATTATCTAATAAAAAGTGAAAATATCTTAGATAAAGAACAAGGTGGGGGATATTTGATTGATGTTAAGAAACTAATAAAGGATGCAGGATATAATGTAGGAATTTTCAGAGTTCAATTTAATTTTGTAAACAATAGAATTGGTAGTAATATAGATAGAGATAGAATGTGGATACATGAAATATCTCCATCTAGAACAGAATTGAGATTGATGCCTTTTAATAATTTCAATGAATCCGACCCATTAGAATTAGATATAAAGAGAGATTTAAATCAATCTTATGATAGTTTTGTAGTCGGTAAATTTAGTGGAGACGAAGTTTATTATGAAATAGATGAGATTATAAATAGATTGACTGTACCGGATTTAATCAATACTTTTAAAACAATAAAATCCAAATCGTACATAGATGCAATACAATCTGAGTTTGCAATAATTAATTATGATTTATTCTTTGCAAATGTATTGGAATCTATGAAACAATCGGTTAGACATGCTTTATTACACAAAAATTCAATAATAGGAAGTGAAGCTTTTGGAAGACCATTAGGAGATGAAATAGATTTTACTTATTATACAAAAAAAGATATTGTTAATTTACTTAATAATAAATTTACTGAAGCAATAGATTTCCATTTACCTAAAAGAACTTTATTAAACGAAGTACTAATAGATGAGAAAACACAGGAGAGTATAGACAAATTAGTAGATTTGATACAAAAATTAGATTCTAATGCAACAAATCAAAATCTAAAGGTTAAGAAAAATTCTATTACACCACCTACGATAGGTGAAGTAAAAGATAGTTATGTTTATACAGAGAAGATTATAACTTTTCCTGAACCCGAATTACCTCCAATTATAATAACTGTTCCAGAACCTAAACCTGAGCCTGTAATACCAACCCCTCCACCTGAAACCGGCGGCGGTGGCTACATTGGCGGTGGTGCAATCGGTAATCCTGAAGATGGTGGGCTAGGCAGACCTAATTTAGCAGATGGTGGGCAGGGTAGAGAACGAATAGAATATAGATAATATAAATTAAAGAACTATGATACAAAGACCAGGAATGTACGAAGGAGAGGTGAAAAGAGATGAGGCCGGCGACATGCAATTCTATATTTGGAGGGGTAGTAGTTGGGAATTATATTATGG